CTGGCCCGTGCGTGTGCAGCCCTGGCCCGTGGGTGTGGCTGTTCATCCCGTGGGCGTGCGACCCCGGGTGCGTGTGCGCGGGCCCAGCCACCGTCTCGGCGCCCCCCGCTCCACCTAACGGGTGCGCGCCAGAGACCCCCAGCACCACCCGGCCGACCAGGTTCGGCACGTTGAACGTGGTGGACCCGTCGCCCACGCCGTAGATCCCCCCGATCGCCGCAAACAGCCCCGGGTGCGCGGCCCTCGAGACCGCAGCGCCGTCGCAGCGCAGCCAGCCCGCGGGCACCCCGGCTCCCGCGTACGGCCAGATCGTCCCTGGCGGGATCAACCCCGCGATCGTCGCGGGAGCAAGCGTCGGGTTCGGGTACGTGCCAGTCAGGGCCCCACCAGCGGGCGAGCCGACCACGATCGGCGGGGCCGGCGCTGTGGCACCACCATCCATCGAGAGCCGGATGCCGGCCTCGTCGAGCTCCAGCACGGCGACGTCGGCGTCAGGTCGCAGCCAGCGCCGAGCGAGCCCGCGGCCCGCGTAGCCGCGCTCGGCCGCGATGATCTGGGTGACCTGCTCCTCGGAGGGCTGGGCCCCCGTGTCGACGTCCTGCCAGACTGGCATCGGCTTACCGCATCACCAGGTAGTTCCAGGCGTACGTCGTCGCCGCGGCCAGCCCGGTCGTGCCCGACCGCAACACGAACGAGGCGGTGGTGGAGTCGGTCGCCTGGTCGCAGTCCACGATCTGCGCCCCGGTCAACGCCCGTGTCAGCCGGTTCGAGGGGACCACCAGGACCCGCGGGTTGAACGCCCAGGCCGTCGCGTACGTCAGCGTGACGACGATCGCCGACGCGGTGGGGGCTGCCCCCGTGGTCACGAAGATCGTCCCAACCGTGTCCGACCCCGTCACGCTCACCGAGACGCCAGCCCCGCCGGCCCCAGGGCCCGCGGCGAGCCCTGGGGCTACCCCCAGGATCGTCGAGAGGTGGCCGGCCGTGTCGACCGCGAGCTTGCCGCCAGCAAACATCCAGCGGTTACTGGCGTCGAGCCGGAGCCCCTCGAGCACGCCCGTCCCTGCCGCGTCGGTCGCCGCGACCACTGCCTGGTTGTTGGCCGTCTTGACCGCGGCGGCGCCCGTCAGCATGGTCGCATAGCGGGTGTCCAGCCCCCCGTCGGTGAGCTGCCCCGCGAAGAACACGCCGCTCCGCACGTTGGCGTTGGTCGCCATAATCGTGTTCCAGAGCGGGCCCGCGATGCCGGAGCCCGACACCCAGATGGCATCGGTGCCGGCCCCCGTCCCCTGGTTGTTGATGACCAGGCCCGCTAGGTCGTCGGCGTTGGCTGCGGACGCGTTGCCAGGGAAGCCGGTGCGCGCGACCCGCGGGACCACGTCCAGCGCCAGGCAGAACATCGCCGGCGCGTTGTTGGTGATCCCGCCCCCCGCGTACGCCCCGTTGCCGGTCGTGCCGTTGAGCGAGAACGTGGTGGGCGACGTCACCGTGATCGTCCAGCGGCCGTTCGCCGCGGTGTTGCCGGTGACCCCGTGGACCACCACCACCTCGCCCGTCACCCAGCCGTGCGCGGCGGTCGTCGTCACCACGATCGGGGCCGCGTTGGTCGCCCCCGAGACGGTCCACTCAGCCACGCCCGCCTCGTCGGCAAGCTGGATCTGGAGGCCGGTCCGGTAGGCCCAGTCCGTCGGGTCGGGCGGGCTCCCGCCGATCTTGCCGGACCCGCGATTGGCCTGGAATAGGTGCATGATCGGCCGCATGAACGATGCGGGCACGAGGTTCCGCTGCCGGAACATGACCCAGGTGTCGGGGTGGAGCATGCCGACGAAGTTCTCGGCCCAGTCCCGCCCGAACGCGATTGCGGGGGTCGCGACGTCGGCGGCCGTGGCCCGCCGCAGCAGCGAGATATCGCCCGTGCCCGAGGTGTTGACCGATCGGAACGCGCCCGCGCCGTTGACCGTGAACCAGTTCGCGCGGTACTCGCCCGCGTAGGCCACATTTGCCGACGGGCCGGAGTCGGTGACCTCAAACACGGTCGCGCCCGAGGCCGAGTGCTGCACCCGCAAGTGCCCACCCGCGGCGTTGCGGTTCCGGATCGTCAGCGCGGCGGCCGCCGCGTCCACGACGCCCGTCACCAGCAGCGACATCGACCGCCCGACCGTCCCGTTGAACAGGGTGTTGATCATCGTGTTCGGGTTGGGGACGCGGATCAGGGTCCGCGGGCGAAACTCGGGCAGCCGCGTCGACATGTCAGGCACTCCACATCGCGTCGGTGTTCCACAAACTCACATCCCAATATCCAGGACGCTGCAGCACTGTGAGGGACACCACCGCGACCATCTCCCAGCGGCGCCCAGCGGACCCTGGCACCTCGACCTCTTCCTGCGCGACGTTCTCGACCTTGACCGACAATTCGCGCCCACGGTGGTCTCGCAGCGCCACGGGCCCCTCCATCTGCAGCGACCAGAGCTGCGCGAACAGGACCTCCGGGTCTCGACGGTCTCGCGCCCGGTTCAGCCCCTCGGTCGCCTGGCCCAGGTGCAGATGGTAGACCCGCTGCTCGGTCGCGTCGACCGACACGGCCGCCCTCGCCTTGAGCGCCCGCAGCAGCGCGGGCACCGTCTCGGTCGAGGCCAGGTCGACCCTGGTCCCGATCTGGTAGCCCGCGGTGAGCGGCTCGACGGGAATCACCGTCTCGCGGGGCGAGGTCGTCATCTGACCCTGGCTCTGCCAGGCCCCGCCCTCGGCCTGGGCGAACAGCTCTGCCGTGACGTCGGTGCCGAGGTTGTCCAACTGGACGTCGAAGCGCCTGAGGACCTTGTACGCGGTCGCGTCGTCCCAGTCGTCGGTCGGCAGCACGATCGTCGCGGTCGAGGCCAGCGGGTACGGGTCGGCGCCGTAGAGGCGGTGTCGCTCGAGCGCCTGGAGCGGGGTTGCCGCCTTCGGCAGCGCCTGGCGGAACACGCGCACGCCCGCCCCGACCGACGACTCGCCCGCCATAAACAACCACGGCGTGCTCAGGTAGGTGTGGACGTTCAGCTCCGAGATCACCACGCCGTCGATCTTCGCCAGCGCCATGTGCCAGAGGATCGGCCCTGGCCCCGGCTGCACCCCCGGCTGGTCGCGGCTCATGCCGTAGCAGATGTAGGTGTCCTGGCCGTTGAACAGCGCGGCGACCACCCACGGGCCGTCAAGCGCCAGTGCGGTCACCACCCCATGGACGGGCGTCTCGTTCGGCAGCCCCATCCCCGGGTAGCACCATTCGGGCGTGTCGGCGTCGTTGCCGCGGCCGACCCTGACCCGGTCGAGCCCGCGCAGGTGGCGGGCGTAGATATAGCGGTCGTGCACCAGCGAGCAGCCGCCGTTGACGGGGTCGTAGCCGTGCCGCCAGTAGGGGGTCAAATTGGAGTAGTGCCCGCGGTGGTCCAGGTCGTAGATGCCGTCCGACTTGATGACATACGCGTGGTCGGCCCCGCCCACAGGGGCGACGACCAGCCCGACGATCGGGACCGACGGCGCCCCCACAGGGTACTCGGCCGACCAGTCGTCGAGGTTCATGACGTCGCCTGGCAGGGTCGGGTCGGCCGGCCAGAACCGCAGCCCGTTCGGTGCCGACGCCCCGCCGGCCCCCACCAGACGGGCCGCCCCGTAGCCCCCGACCACCCAGTAGGCGACCGCGACGTAGTTGAAACTGGCGTTCGCCGACCTGGCCCAGGTCGCCGCGGTGTAGTCGTAGCGCAGGAGCGTGCCCTCCAGCACGCCCATGACGATGCCGCCGCCGATCGCGGCTGCCGACAGCGGGTTCTGGCCATCCGGGAGCTGATACGCCACCCAGGGATCCGCGCCGCCCTGCGGGATGCCCGTGACCCGCCCGCCGCCCAGCAGGAAGATCCGCCCCGTGATCGAGATCGAGTCGAACGCCTGCCCGACCCCAAACCCGCCCGGCATCTCCATCTCGACCAGCTTGCCCGCGGGCATGAACGCCCGCTGGTAGCGCGGGTCACCGATACACCAGGCGTAGCCGTTCGGGGCCGAGCTGCTCCGCCTGGAGTAGCCGCCGCCGCCGCTGAAGTCGTCCCAGATCCTGGGGACGTCCTGGGCGTGCTGCTGCTGGGTGATGTCGCCTGGCCCGAACCGCCCCTGGACGATGGCGGGCCGCCCCGAAGCTCGGTGCAACTGGTAGTGCACGCCGTTGAGCTGGATCTGCGCGTGCGCCCCGGTGACGGTCGCCATCAGCCCGGCCGCCAGCCCTTACTCCAGCTCCCCGGCGGGCCGGCAACCGGCCCGATCGGCGAGACGGTCGACCCTGCGCCCCACTGGAGGTAGGCGGTGGCCTTGACCTCGGCCCGCCTTTCCTCGTCCTTCCAGGGCCCTTGCTCGAAGTCGGGGCTCCTGCGGTTCAGCGCGCGGTAGGCCCGCCAGGTGGCGACCACCAGCAGCGGCTCGAGGTCGGCCATGGTCTCGTCGTCGTCGTCGACCAGCCCAGCCGAGGAGTCGGCCCAGGTCCCGCCGGCCCGGATCCAGGAGCCGTGGGGGCGCCTGACCACCAGCGCTGAGGCCCCCGAGACGGGCGACGACAGCTCGATCCAGCGGCCCGAGCCGTCGTGCACGAGGGAGGCCATCTGGCCCGTCCCGTACGCGGCGGCCGACGGGTCGCTGGTGGCGAGCACGGGCCCGAGCTGCCGGTCCGACGAGATCCAGGTGGGGCAGGCCACCCGCACGCCCGTCCCCGTGACGACGGGCAGGCGCTCCTCGAACCAGAGCCGGTCCAGCGCCTCGTTCAGCACCTCCCGCAGCCCAGGCTCGCCGAGGTGCCGCCGTCGGGCCAGCCGCGCGTGGTACTCGATCTCCTGGCCGACCCGCGGGACCAGGGAGAACAGCCCCGAGGTGTACAGGATGCCGCTCGCGCCGTCGTAGCCCTCGCGGCGGACGGCGACCTGCTCGCCGCCGAGCGCCCCGCCCGCGGCGTAGGCGACGTAATCGTTGAACGCGGTCGGGTCGCGGTCCTCGTCCACGAGCTCGTCCGAGATCAGCGTCCGCCGCGCGTCGGGGTCGGCCGCCTCCGGGGCCCGGGTGACTTTGAACATCCCCCAGCCCCCGATCTGGTCGGCCAGCGCCCGAGCGGCCACGAGCAGGGTCACCACGTTACGAGGCCGTCGTCCGGCTCGTCGTGGTGACCGCGGGCGCCGTCGGTCTGGCCTCCTCCCGAGCCCGAGCCTCCTCCTTGGCCCCAGCAGCGGCCTTGATGGCGGCTGACGGGTCTTCGGGCAGCTGGGCGCCGTACCCCCCCTGCGCCTGGACGGTGCGGGCCAGCGGGGCGATGTTCTTGAGCACCTCGAGGGCCTCGGGCGGGCCGTCCGGCTTGCCGTCGGCGTCGAACGTGACCTGCATCGGCACGCCGTTGACGACGACCCCTCTCGTGGCCTCGACGGGCTCGGCTGCGAGCGCCTCGAGCGACCGCTCGCGGGTCAGCCTGATCGCCGTCTGCTCGTCGCTCTCGGGGATGACCTCGGGGGGCGCTGCGATCTCGGCCAGCGCGTCGGCCTCGCGCTCCTCGCGGTGGCGCAGGTCGGAGAGGTCCTCGACGTTCACGATCAGGGGGGCGAAGCCCTTCGAGACGCGCTCGACGTCCGAGCCGATCGGCTCTTCCCCGGTGACATCCCTGGAGCGGCGGGCCGACCGCGACGTCGCGGAGGCGGTCGTCTCGGCTCCGGTGCTCGGTCCCCGGCTGGTGGGCGGGTTGGTGGGCATGGCTTCCTCCGTTTACAGGCCCGGCAGCTCGATGCCGAGACCCTCGCCGATGTCGTTAAAAAAGGCTTGCGCCTCGCGGGCCTGGTCGGTCCGGAAAATCTGGGCTGACTGCTCGAGGATCTCGGCGATCGGGGCCGGCACCTCGACCGACTTGCCCTTCGGGACCATCACCCGCCAGCCGTTCCAGATGACGACCTGATACGTCGGCCGGCCCGTCTCCGTCTCGAACTTGCGGTCGTCGTCGCTGCGCTCAACCGTGATCCACTTTTTCGGGCACGACTCCAGGAACCGTCGCGCTTTGGTCGCGCTCCACTTGGTGCGGCCAGGGATCGGGGCGTCGTCCTCGGGGGCCGAGACGTCGGGTGGCGCCGTTGGGCGTGCGGTCGTCATGCTGTCGCACCCGTCTCGATGCGGAGCCCGACCCATTCTCTGAGAATCTTCGCGCCGTAGCTCGTTTTCCAGCCCGCGACGCCGAACTGACCGAGCGCGTCGTCCTTGGTGGGGGTCTCGACGGGAACACCAGAAATGCGAATGCCCGAGTCGCCCTGGTCGGTGACCGACGCGGTTGGCTGGGCCTCGAGGCCGACGGTCCCGAACCAGCGCGGCGCGTAGATCAGGGCCGCGTAGACGTTCGCGCCCGTGGCGCCCGCGCCCGCGAAGAACGGCGCGTCGGTCGACTCCTCGAAGAGGACCCCGTGCAGGGCGCCGATGGTGCCCTTCACCAGCGAGTTGCCATTGTTGGCTGACCCGCCGTTGTACACGTTCATGTTCTTCCAGTCGGCGTCGTTCTGGAGGTCGTACGACTGGTCGGGGTGGATCAGGCCGTGGTAGAAGCCATCCGAGAACCGGGGGACCTTCGCCCGCTTCAGGGTCCGGACGGCCTCGCGGATCTCGGCGCCGTTCAGGATCATGGTTGAGGCCACGGTGACCCTGGAGGTTGCCGCTCCCGCGTATTGCACGTTGGTG